ACGAATTGGACTTTTTGAAAAGAAGACCCAGATATGATGAAGAGTTACATCTTTACATGGGAATCTTGGATGAAAAGTCCATTTTCAAGTCTCTGCATAGCAATTTAAAATCAAAAACAGAGACAAAGGAGGCCGTATCTAGTAGTTGTATCGGTTCTGCACTTTCCGAATGGTTTTTGTATGGACGCGAACATTATGAGATGCGCCGTGCGCAGATGCTTGAGGTGGCAAATGCGCATAACCTCACGGACATGGTAGTAGGTATTGATCTTGATTATGAAGATCGTGTTGCCGCATTCCGTGAAAAGTACAACTGGAAGTAGTTGTTAAGCCCCGTGTTCCGGGAAACACGTTAAACATTCCCACCTGTTAGTGACAGGAAGCGTGACGCTTTACAAATCACTGGCCATGTTCTGGTTACCACATACTTTTTGATTGCACATACTGTAAATAAGTGTGGAGGCTTTACATGGTCTTTGGCACCTGAAATGGGTACCCGTATTTACGGGAGTGATTCGCCATCACACCAATGTATGTCGCCGATAGTTCTTTGAGCAGGGAACTATACGGTTGTATCATAGTCGCTTACTGAAAATAAATTTAATGTACAAATAAACAAAACCGACACTAATTCTATTGAACAGATGGTGGCATTTAAAGATGCCACATCTACTTGGGAGTATAAGGTTGGCAGTGAGCCAGATTATACTTATGGTATCTGCGATAATAATGATGCGGACCTTGGAAATTTTTTCTCAAGACCACTAAAAATTCGTAGTTACAACTGGGGGACTGGTACGACGCTATTTGAAAAGTTTAATCCTTGGACTGATTATTTCACCAATCCTAGGGTTATTAATAGAATATCTAACTATAACTTGCTTCGTGCCAAATTACACCTTAAATTCATTATTAACGGAAATGGGTTTCATTATGGGCGCCTTATTGCTTCCTATGTACCTTACCTTCGTGATGATAAGTTTACGGTGGACAGGGCGTTTTATATACAAGACGTTATTCAGGCGTCTCAACGTCCCCACGTGTATCTTGATCCTACTTTATCACAAGGTGGTGATCTCGTATTACCGTTCTTCTTTGACGAAAATGCCTTGAGCATTCCTAATGAAGAATGGAATAATATGGGTGAGATCATTATACACACAATGCAATCATTGAAACATGCCAATGGAGCTGACGACTCTGTCACTATTTCAGTTTTTGCTTGGGCAGAAGAGGTAAATCTTGCTGTCCCCACCAGTGCCGAGCCCGGAGCTATATCTCCACAGGCTCAAGATGAATACGGTACGGGTCCTATTAGTAGACCCGCTTCCGTAGTCGCTAAGGCTGCTGGTGCCCTACGTACTGCGCCTGTTATAGGTCCGTATGCAAGGGCTACCGAAATCGCAGCTTCTGCCACCAGTGCAGTTGCAACAACTTTCGGTTATTCTCGTCCAGCATTGCTAGACGATGTTGTCCCATATAAACCCACGATTATGGGCAACATGGCAAATACCAATATGCCAGATTCTACGACAAAACTTACTACAGATTGTAAGCAAGAACTTACCGTAGATTCCCGCACTGTTGGGTTGTCAGGTACAGATGAAATGAGCGTTAATTCTATAGCGTGTCGTGAGAGTTTTCTTACGCAATTTCCCTGGACCGTTACCGCAACTCCGGAAACATATCTATTTCAAATAGAGGTTACTCCGCAGGTGTGGGACCTTGTTCCGACTAATACCCTAGATGAATTGCACATGCCTGCATGTGCTTTTGCTACTCTACCTTTTGGATATTGGAGGGGATCTATGAAATACCGTTTTCAAATAGTATCCTCCGC